AGGGAAGGCTTGTAACTGGAATGGAAGAACACGTTTTTCTTTATTAAATGCTTGCTCTTTTGAATCTCCGGATACTTTCGCTTTGCGAACAACTGCCATATAAAGTGAGCCATCTTTCTTTTGACTAATCAGCGCATAACGTTTGAATGGAATGTCTGTTACTGTTCCATAACCAATGCGCTTTGTAGGTAATTCTGTTACAGGATATACCTGATCAGACGTGGTATAAGCCTTGCTTACTCCCGTTTCTAAAAAAACAGCTGTACCATCGACTTTAGTGATTTTAATTAATTCATTCGTTCCTAAACGTAACCATCCACCTGTTTTAAACGCTACATCTGCTGTGGATAAAGTGACAATACGAGCACCTACTGCAAGAGCGCCGCCTAATACTTGACCTGTGCCGACTGTAGCTGGCGTTTCAATAATAGAGCCCCCAGCTAAAGCTAATTGACGATTTTCAATTGTATTCTCTGCTAGTTGTGTTTCTAACGTATGATCGAAGCTTGAAACGTCCGTATCAGCAGCCCCCATAATTTGGTCTACTTCAAAATCTTCTGTATCCCAACCACGAGAAATAGAGATTCCATCATTCGTTGCTCCAAGATCTGTCCATCCTTCTTTTAAATTAAAAGGATCTGTTAAATCCATAACATCTGAAATCTTTTCTGGAGCAGCCACATTCATATCAGCTACAACTAAACGACCTGGACCACCAACAAAATTCTTCGAATTAACTTTGTAAATATCAGCCATTATTTCGTCACCTCTTCAAATTTCCAAGTTTTTGAGTCTAGCAATTGATTTGCTGTTGCTTCTGAAATATCTTTATCATCGCCTACAGTAAGGGTTTGACCCTTCACGATATCAAACGATTTGCCACCTTTTCTTTCAGGTGGTAAGCGAAGAATAATAGCCCCATTGTTTTTATCAACGGGGCCTTTGCAGATAATTTTGCGTTCAGTTGTTTGTTTTGCCTTACTTTCGTTTTTTTCAGCCAATGTAATGACCTCCTATGCTTCTAAATGTTCTAATCGCATGTAGCACCATGCTTCTGGCTTTTGTGTGTCCTCGTCTCGCGATGGAATTGGGTTCGAATCCCTTTCACACCACTGAATTCTTAAACCTTGTATAAAGGCTGCTTGAGATTCTAACAAGTTGATGCAATTAATAAGCCTGCTCATCGCTTCTGATTCTTCTGAAGCACGATAAATAAGCTGGATACGGCTAAAACCGATACCTCCAGCACTACGAACCAATAAACCTTCACTAATGTTTGATTGAAAAGTATTAGCGTCTATATGATAATCTGTTCGACTTTTAAAAAATCGAAGGATAGGAGGAATAGGATCTACATACTTAATCATGAGTGCCTCCTATAAACCTAATGTCTTTTGAATTTGAACCTGTGCCACCCTGTCCATTCTTTCGCTAGCACGGTCTAATCCGCGAGCCATAATGTTATATTTCTTTTCAAGGATTTCCGCGTAACTGACACCTGAACCTGTTAGCAGGATAGTTGTGTCAGCACCTTCAATGAGCTCATGTACAACATCATTTTGAGTAGCTGCACGTGAACCTTTCCCTGTTTTATCCTGAGCTGGAATGTCTGTTAGGTACCCAATGGAGTTAATGTACAAGGACGTATCAATATGAGCATCCTCTCGTACAATCTCCTTTGTTTCATCGGCCCACGCCATTCCAGCAGCAGTCACGGCATTTCTCCTAGCCTCTTTCAGCTTTTCAGGAGACAACGCTTCTTTGATGGATTCATCAATCTTAAAATCAAACTTAAGATTCTTTTTGGCCATCTGAATCACTCTCCTTTTGAAGTGTGATTTCGTAGTGATGAAGACGTACTTTAGAATAAATAGGCTGTGCTTTTTCGACGGTATAAACCCCATCTAACACCGGCCTATCTTTTAAGTCCCGAATATCTTTTATCTTTGCATCACTGGGGATTTGTTGGTCAGGACCTAAAAACAAAATGTTTTCAGTGATGAAGTCCACTCCGTACTGATCAACAGAAGCTCTTCGCTTAATCTCATCAGCACGACAAGGGACATTTTTAATAGGTGCCTCTCCATAAATGGGCTTGCCATACTCGGTTTCACCTATCTTCTGGCCAGTTAAAACAATTGTGCAACGATGGGTAAGAATTCGTTCGAACCTCATACACCATAACCACTTGAAGGCCCCGAAATAGAAAAGAAGGAAATACCTGTTGGGATATCCTGCTTAAGAGACTGCAAAATTAAATCCAGCTCTTTAATACCTGTTCGCGTACCTTCATACTCCCTCTCTTTGATGGAGTCCACTGTTTGAACATCCCTCATTATGTAAGAGTAGGAACCTATCTTTTCTGTTTCGATAGGGCTTAATGAGCTTTCCTTGATATCAGGGTTATCCTGGTACCATAAATACTCAACAAGCAATATGGTAGCTGTACGTAAATCGGCAAGCAGGTCTTCATCTGTTTCATCTTTAAACTTTCGTTGAGCCTCCCGATGAATCCAAGATGTAGCACGATCAATGTACCCTTGTATTTTGATGTCAGTAAGAGCAGCAATTTCAGAAAATGAAACGCGCTCTTTGACCTCTGTTACTGTTGCATAAGGCATACTATTTCACCTCTACAATAAATCCTGCTTCAATCCGCTTTAAAAGTTCATGAGAAGGATTCTTTGGTAACTCCTTTTCTTGCTCTCCAGCCAATGAAAAAGACCCTTCACTATAAATCTCAGCGAACTGAGTAGTAGGGTCTTTTAATTTATATTTTTTCTTTTTAGTAGTTGCCATACTAGCCCCCCTTATCGTGCCTCATCAAGCGTTAAGATAAGACGTGCATTCGGGTCAAATGGAATGTAATCAGATGTTACGCTTGCATATGAACCTTCGACCTGCGTTTTCACATTGCGGTCATTTTCAACAGAGAATGGTTTATATTGATATTCAGCTAATGCTAAGTTTGTATCAACTAGCATAATGCGATTATCCGGCATTTCCTCTGTAACAAACGGGACATTGTTAATTACGTTTGGTAATTCTCCGTTCTTTAGTTCATTTAAGAAAAGGAGATTTCCGTTGGCTTCTTTTTGAGTTGCCCACTGTTCTGCTGTTTTTAAATTCATAAGAACACGGTTATAAGAGAAACCGTATTTCTGAGCAGCATACTGCTGTGCATACCAGATATCAGTAAGACTCCAATCGTTCGCTGTTTTAACACCCAATGTCGGTGCTGCATCCGTACCATCTTTGAAATAACCGTTCAATAAACGATGAACAGCTAATTTTTCATCTGTACGACCCATTTGCATACCACGTTTACGTAAGTGAAGGCCTAACATATCAATTCGCATTGACTTAGCCTCATCAGTGACTTCAATACCGCCCCCACGCTTATAGACAAAGATTGTGTGATCAGTATCCAGTTTGATTGTTGCCACTGGAATTGGAGCACCTTGACCTACGAAACTTAAATCAAGATCGTCATTATCCTTGTTTTCCAAGTTGTAATACTGGTAGCTCATTTGGTCCATTGAAATTGTCTTAGCTACTAGCTGATCAGCACGACCTGCTGCTAAGTATCCTTCCCGGAATCCCTCCTCTAATACAGCATTAAATAAAGGCTTTGTATTGTTATTTTCATAAAGAGCACGTACTTGTTGAGAGCCGATGTCTTCAATACCTAATGCACGAATAGCATCTTTAAGCGTTACTCCTTGAGAAGTAAGGTAAGAACGGAAAGTAGCTGAACTATTCTTGCTAAGTAAGTCCTCAGCTTGACCAGCAATACGGCCGTCTTTTTGAGATGAATCTCTCATTGCTGAAGTTAATTCAGAACCATTTTTTAATTCGATGATTTCTCCACGACTATTCTTGATTTTCCCTGTAAATTTCATGCTTTCCCCTCCATTAAGGCAGTAGAACTTCTACTGTTTGTTTACTTGTGTTAACTAAAGCTACATATGAACCATTAGCAGCCGTGGCTTTCTTAACTCCACCATTTGCATCGGCAACAACTGAATCACCAACAGCGATTGTGCCACTGTAAGGAAATTCATTGTTACGAGAATAGCCATATGCATGGACACCTAATGGAGCATCAGGATCACTCACACCATGTTTGGCCACTAATTGAATAGCATCACCATCAGCACATCTTACTGCGTGATAAGCACCGGTAGTTGCCAGTTTCATTGGTGTTCCTGCTTTAATTGGAGCTACATTTGTAGCGTCCTGCGCAAAAACAGTGAGGGATAATCCATAATCATCTGGTAAAATTCCGCTTCTTTTATTTAACATTACTTGTCAGCTCCTTTGTATGATTCTGAAACAATGATGTCGTCCTCTTCGTTGCCTCCATCTTGACCACGGCTTGGATCATCTGGATTTGTGTGACGACCTGGTGTAAAGCGTTGCCCTGCCATTTCCTCGTAAGCTTTAATTTCATCCTTGATGTAGTCTAGATCAGCTGCACGTACGAGCATGTTTTTATACGATTCAGCATTAAATCCATCACCTTGAGCACGTGTACGAGACGCAACAGCTTTGTCAATTAAATCTGCTGTATATTGGCGACCTTGCTCTGCTTCCACTTTCAATTGCTTAACGCCTTCTACGGTGGCTTGCTCACCCAATTCATTTCGTAATTGAACATCCTCTGGTTGGCGAAAGACTTCACCTTCTGACGATAAAACATTATAAACAGCACTTTTTTCAAGTTTTCCTTCTTTTAAAGCACTTCGCACCTGTTCAATTAAGTTCATGTTTTTGTTATCCTCCCTTTTAGGCATAAAAAAAGCAGCGCCATCTTTTCTCTCAAAACGAGTTTGGAAGCGTTGCTCTAATTTTGCTATTTTGTTTTCTTCTAATTCACCTTGTTGGACATAAGTTCTCGCTTTGTCGATGTAAGCACCAGGTGTAGCGCCTTTATATACAGTCGATACTTCTCTAAGCCTAGCATTTTCAATCCAAGCAAAGGACATTCGACCTTGCTCATCTTCTAACCCTGGAATATGTGGGCATTCCCAGTCCCATAAATCACGACCACAAGATCCACAACGATAGGATTCATCGGAGAAACCAACAGACATATCGCGTGTAATACCAGCTTTAATAGCTCGTATAGTATCGTCTGTAGACTCACCATTGATTTTTACACCTTTAAGGATGTACCAATCACCGCGTACTGCATTTGCATTGTCAGTATCGTCTTGAATCAATTGACCACCATATGAACGTCCAAAAGGAGCTGTATAGATATTATGATTTCCTAATAAACTGACGCCATTGTTTAAATCAGCAGCATAGTTTCTTAATGTGGTTACTGGATCCATTCTTGTAAAGTAAGAATCTAATCGATCATTTGAGCAAACACCCGAGAATGTAAAAATATCATCAGCTGTGACAGGCTCAAGAGTATGACGATTAATAGCATCTAAATCTACTTCCTGTTCTTGTGCCGTTTGTAAGAGCACTGGTAAATGTAAAGTCGCTCCCATTTATTTTATTCACCTCCTTTAAAAATAAAGCCGCCTTTAAAGGGCAGCTTTATTTAATTCCTCGAATATGCACGTTTGGGCCTTAGCAACATTTTCAACATCAATAAAAGTACGTACAGCAGTATATCTGTTATTATTTTTCTTAAGTATTATTACATTAAAAGTTCGATCACTATTATCAAATACAATTATTCCTATATATTTTTTGTCTGTTGACATAAACCATTCTTTCTCATGAAGAAAAGGTAATATAGTTCTTTCGGGAACTAATTCATCCATTAACCTTTTAGATATCTTTTTTATTCCTTTTGGTAGCTCATTGTCTTCTCCTCCTACATTAATTATTAAAGTTCTTGAGCTAAAAGGAGTAAATCCAAATATATCTGTCATAACACGTGAGTTGTGTAAATACACTTGAGCGGCATTAGGAAAGAAATCTTTAGGGATTGGATGTTTGGCATAAGGATTTAAACAGACTACTAACTCTTCTCCCCATGGTTCATCATAATCAACTTCGTCTAAATCATAGTCAAATGATTCTGGTTCCAATGCATTTTTCTCAAAATTGTAGCAAAAACCGCTTCTTTTAATTTTTATGTGGTTTGATACGAAACCACGAATATAACCCATTCTTTGAAACTTTGCTATACTACCACTATTACTGAATATAACTGCACTTATATTTTCTGAATCAGGACTTTTAAAAAAACCTGAAGGTATAACTTTTTCATGTAATCGATGCTCAGTTATCTCTTCTTGTACGATTTTTCCATCCTTTACTTTATCTTGACTTCCATATAAATAATTTACTAAAGACGTACTTGAATACCTTAAAGAACCTTCTTCATGAAATGACTGTATAGCAAGTATCAAAGGGGTTTCTTGGCAATGATCCAGCTTCCAATATTTTTTCTTTAGTTTTGAATACAGAGGACTACCGAATTTTATGGGTAGCTCCTGTTCCAATTTAAATTTAATTTCCTCAGGGGAAAGATCTTTATAATTTTCCTCATCACTGATTGAAGTATCGGCTTTACTCACTGGGTTTACTGTTGTTGCCTCTATAGCTACTCTATAGCCATCTTTCTTTATAATAAAATCCGGTCTGTCATAACCTCTTTCAAATTCAAATCCACTGTCTTTTAAATATGCAAAAAGATACAATTCAAATATTCTTTGATCAAATCCAGTGGTTTGAAACTGTTGAAGAAAATTGCCATCAATGTTTTCAAATTCTCCATAGACTTTTTCCAACATTCTTCTAGCAGGTTCATAACCAACATTTTGTTTAACCAAATTAAAATTTGAATTTAATTTTTTAGCAGGAACTACTGGTTCAAATAAATTTTCCATTCGGCATTCTCCTCTTAATTGCTAATTGGTATTTTATCTCAACTTAATATTCCTGTAAAAAATATAATTAATCAAGCATTTCCTCTTCACCTTCAAGAATACGTTTATACCAGCAACGACAGTTAATAACGTTATCTGCTGAAGCTTCTGAGTTATCACCTGGGTACATTAACGGTTCAAACTTCTCATTCGCGTTTTCAACATAAAACGGCTCATCTAATGTTTTTCTCTGCCCATCTGCTTCTCTATGACCAGCCCTTGTACGATCTTGTTGAGCAGAACGCCATATCTTGCCAATGACCATGCCTGATTGTTTATCAGAATACCATTGACCAGTACGAGCAGCCCCTACCATTTCAGTACGAGCGATAGTTCTTGCTCTCCCTTTTGAGAAAGCAAAGTCTTCTCGTAATGCATTTGCTGCTTTGGTCACGCTGTATTGCCCTTCAAAAACAACGTCCCATAAAGCCATGATTACATGCTCATCAGTAACGCCTTGAATCAATTCAACAGCTCTCCGAGAGCGATCAGATAAGGAACGTAAGAAGTCATCGTTGGTATCATCAAATACAAGCTCTGTATCTATCTCCATGATGTTATACATCCCTGCTATTTTGGCTGATTGCTCTATCCAATCAAAACCTGCAGCATCCCATAATTCAAGTTGTTCACCTTCATCTGTTAAGATATTGGACTTGATCCAATCAACGAACGATTTAGGGACGTCTGAAAGGTCTTTTCGATTATTCGAATACATAAACCTATGAACATCTACCAATACACGCGTAGGAGGCGTGTCGGCTTCCTCAAGTCTACTGATATATGTTTCTACTTGATTCTGTAACAGGTTATAAAAATCATCAGCTGCTTTGGTAGTTAAAACAGCTACTTCAGGAACCCAATCACCTTGCATTTCCTTCACATACTCATCCTCGGTATCATTAGCAGGTGTTTTCGGTTGACGCTTGACTTGTAAACGTCTTGAACGTGAAATAGCTGACGTGGTTGTAACTGGTGCTTGCGGTTCAGCAACTGCATCATGACCAACTACCTCATTAGCAGCTTCGTCATTTTTGACCCAACCTTGCTGCACCCTTGCTATCCAGGTATTTGTTTCAATCTGTTCAGCCTGAGCATCTTGGAAACGGTCTGTAGTGCGTAACTTATTAAAGGTTAAACGAGCTTTACTCTGTCTACATTGTACCTGCAACGCAACATTGTAAGCACGCTCTATAACACGTTTAACGCCTCGCTGAATACTTTCAATTCCTGCAACATATATTTGCCATTGGACAGTACCGTGCGTTTCTGTGCTTGTCTCATTTAGTCCCAGTAAAATAGGTAACTGTTTTAGCGAGGCAACAAGCTGTTGATTAATGATATTAATAAGGGCTGTAGCGTCCATTGACTTTCCATTCGTGCCACCTGTCATTTCTACCTTCACACTATCAGGATGTATAAAGTTATCGTCTGGCTTTAACTTATTAAAAGCAGCCTCAATATCACCAATGTATTTCCCAACGAACTGACGTACTGCTTGTTCACCTTGGGAAGCAATGCTTGGAGGAATGTTTTTTAGAATAGATTCCTCAACAATTGAAATATCAAATCTTGCATGACCTTGATTATGAGCCACGGCTTTTAAATCTTTTAATACCTCGGTTTGGAAGAATACAACTTGCAGCACTGGCAAAATAGGAGAACGTCCATAAGGATCTCCAATGTCCGGATCAAGAGGCTGATAAAACACTTGCTCTCGGTTTAGCACTTTGTATGTACCATCGGACTGTTTTTGTACTAATTGGATTTCACCTGTTTCTTTATCCTTCCGAAAATCTACAGAGGTAGGATCAACCGCATGAAAATC